ATAAAGCCAAGACTAGATGGTTTCAAAGAGTTTCTAAAGCACAATATAAAACATTTGATAAGGCGGCATAATGGTCAGTTTCTCACCCATAGATATTGCAATCACCTCAACCTACAAAGACAAAGGTGCAAGGCAAGCCCAAAACTCTTTAACTAAACTAAGCAAGAGTGCCAATAAGTTAGCCGGTGCATTTGGCGTTGCTTTTGGTGTTAACCAAGTAATTAAATTTGCAAAATCATCCGTTCAAGCCTTTGCCCAAGAGCAAAAATCAGCCAAGTCATTAGCCTTGACTTTAGGCAATCTAGGCATGTCATTTGAAACCATAGGAACAGAAGCCTTCATTCAAAGGCTTCAAAAAACTCGAGGCATACTGGATGACGAACTTCGTCCGGCAATGCGCCAATTAGTTTCCACTACTTTAGATGCGAAGTTATCTCAAGACATTCTTTTGACCGCACTAGATTTATCGGCAGGTGCTGGGGTCGATCTTGGTACTGCCGTTGATGCTTTAAGTAAGTCATACTTAGGAAACAATAAAGCATTAGTAGGTTTGAACATTGGTTACAGTACGGCTTCACTTAAGGGTAAGAATTTTGCAGACGTTCAAGCAGAACTTAACAAACAGTTTGCAGGACAAGGCGAAGCATCAGCCGCTGGTGCTGCCGGTCAAATGGCAATCCTAGCCGCAAGCATGGACGTTGCTAAAGAAATTGTAGGCGAAGGATTAGTTAAGGCTTTTGAGGACTTAAATATAAATGCTGAAAAGACCGGTTCACTTATGGAAACTGTTGCCAAAAAGTCCGTAACGGCTATGAGCATGGTTAGTAAGTTCATCAAAGGCAATCTGCAATTTCTAAACACTCCTGTTAGCGAACTGTTAAGCGATAAGTCAGGCAGCACGTTTGCCTATAAAATGAACTTTGACAAACCTTTTGACCCAATGAGTTCCAATTTCAATTATGAGGCTTTAAGAGCAGACCAAAAGAAACAGCAAGCGGCAGCCGCTAAGACGGCTAAAGATCGACTAGCAGCCATTAAGAAAGAACAGGCATTGGTTAAGGCGCAACAGCAACTGGCAAAAGATCAAGCCAAGATCAAGCAATTTGGAAGCATGTTTGATACTGCTCAAATAGAAATCTTTGCAGCCTTGCAAGGTAAAGTTACAGAGCAAGAAAAACTCAGATTAAACTTGCAATTAGCATTACTCCAAGGCAACGCTTCAGAGGCTGAAAGACTTGGAAAGCAATTGGCTATTGTCCAGTTACAGACCACCGATCTTGCAACAGCCATTTCAAAAATTCCAATGGCACTTAATCCGTTTAAGGGTTGGGGTTCTGAGATTGATAACTTACTTGCCAAGATGATTGAAATGTATCGTTTGTTGCAAATGAAACCGATAACACCGGAAGGCAAGACTAGAGTAAACATTACTTCACAAAATGCGGCATCAATTCTTGCTAATGCACCTCAAGCAACTACCGAGTACCAATCAATAACCGGCGTAATGGGTGAGGTAGGAGTTAAAGTACCTTCATTTAACATAACTATTAACAATGCGGGTAACGTAGTTTCAGACGCTGATTTGGTAGATCAGATAAGAAACGGATTATTGAACTCTAATCTTTCAGGTTCACCAAGTGCCGTCGGTAGATTGCTTGGCGCATTTCAGCCATGACATTACCGGCAACCTTAGACGTTTCCTTAAATTTTTCGTCGGGCGCAACTTTTGGAATACCTTTTACGCTTGACGACCCATCAAACGGAATTTTAGGCACAAACATTTTATCCGATTCAACTGCACCTGCATTAATTGTAAATTTAACTGACCGAACTCGCAGAATCAGTATCAGGCGTGGACGAAACGTTGCTCGAGATATCTACGAGGCTGGTACTTGTATTGTTAGAATTTATGACCCTAACTCAGACTTTAATCCTCAAAATCCTAGTTCTCCCTATTTTGGTCAATTAGAACCTCTTAGAAAGTTAAGAATTTCAGCCGCCGTTGGCGCAACAACTTATTATTTGTTTAGCGGTTATACCACGTCATATGTTTACTCATACGATCAGGCTGAGAATATGGCTTATGTAGATATATCAGCAAGTGACGCTTTTAGATTATTTAACTTGGCTTCAGTAGTAACTGTTACTGGACAAGCGGCAAATCAAGATACTGGCACTAGAATTGATAAAATTTTGGATACTGTTTCTTTCCCAACAACAATGCGAAGCGTTGACACAGGTGATAGTTTAACAATTGCCGACCCTGCAAATTTAAGAACTTCCTTAAATGCAATGCAAAACGCAGAATTTAGCGAGCAAGGCGCACTATTTGTATCACCCGAAGGCAATATTATTTTCAAAAATCGAAGTTCTGTTATATCAAGTGCAGGCGATACCCCAACTTCGTTCAATCAAACAGGCGGCATACCTTACAAAGACTTAAAGTTTGCTTTTGATGACAAATTAATTATTAACTCAGCGACCATGACAAGATCGGGCGGAGTGGCTCAAACTGCCGTAGATGCCACTTCAATTGCTACCTACTTTCCTCACTCTATTTCAGTCCCTGATCTAATCATTAATACAGACGCACAAGCACTAAATATTGCTAAAATTTATGTTGCGACGAGATCAAGCACCACAATCCGAATTGATGAGATGACCCTTGACTTATTTGACCCTAACGTACCAACCGCAACCATTTTAGATTTTGATTATTTTGACAATGTGCTAATAACGAATATTCAACCGGACAGTTCTACAATCACAAAGAACTTACAAATCCAAGGAATTGCGCATGATATAACTGCAAGTTCATGGAATACTGTTCTTACTACGCTAGAGCCAATAGTTGATGGATTTATCCTCGGAAGTGCCTATTATGGGCTTATTGGCGAGGATGTTTTGTCATACTAGGATATAATTAGACACTAAGGAGATACACACATGGCAGCAGGATTAGGTTTTAAGACGTTCAATACTGGTGATATTTTGAGTGCCAGCGACGTTAATGGATATTTGATGCAGGGCGTTTTAGTTTTTGCAAGTACGGCGGCACGTGACGCAGCAATTACCGCACCCGCTGAAGGGCAGTTTGCTTTTACTAAAGACACTAACAGCCTTTTTTATTATGATGGGGCGGCTTGGGTTGCTTCAGGTGCAGCAGGGGACATTGAAGGCGTTACCGCTGGAACAGGAATTAGTGGTGGCGGTACTTCAGGAACAGTAACAATTACTAACTCAATGGCAACTGCAATAGACGCTAAAGGTGATTTAGTCGTTGGAACAGGTGCAGACACTTTTAGCAAATTAACAGTAGGCACAAACGGACACACACTTGTAGCGGATAGTGCGGAAGCAACTGGTTTAAAATGGGCTGCTCCTGCTGGTGGTTCAATTCAATGCGCTCAATTTTTTGACCAAAAATCTGCTACTACGCAAGGCGGTACTTTTACTTCAGGTGCTTGGCGAACAAGAGATTTGCAAACATCTCAATTTAATAACATTACTGGTTGTTCATTAGCAAGCAATCAAATCACTTTAGCAGCAGGAACATATAAAGTTAATTGCACAGCAGCCAGTTTTGATACAGAAAGCACACAGGCACGATTTTACAATATAACTGACAGTGCCGTTGAAATAGGCGGAACTAGCGAAAATGTTAGTGGTGGAGATGCCGTTCAAATAAATGGTTTGGTAAATGGTTATTTTACAATTACTGGAACTAAAGTTTTCGAATTACAACACCAAACATCAACAACAAAAGCCACAAATGGTTTTGGTGCAGCAGTAGGTTTTAACACAGAAGTTTATTCAACTGTCAGTATTATGAAAGTAGGTTAAAATGGATGTAGCATTAGGAATTGAAGTTTTGTTACCAGCAGCACAATACTTTGGTAGCACTACTGCTAATACCAAAGAATGTTTTGATGAGTTAGATTGGAAAGACGAAAGACCTAAACCTAGTTGGATAGAAATTCAACAGGCTTACGACACTTTACCTGATGAGATAAAAAATCCATCCTTATAGCATAATCTTGAGGAATTGTGTCTAAATGAAACCATGGTTATCAAAGGCAGCGGTTCAGTTAAGGGAACAGATTGACGACGCCTTTGTTGATCGCTTACGTAAATCTGATGGATGGAATGCTGATAGTTTGCATCAATCAAGAGGCAAAAGCGATCACATACCCGACGCAAGGACAGCGGTGGTACGTGCAATCGACGTTGACGCTCGCCTTTCTGACGACAAAAGAACTTCAGCATATTTGGCAGATCAGTTACGACAATACGCCAAACATAACGGACGTATTTTGTATGTAATTCATTTAGGACAGATTGCTTCGCCGGTGCTTAACTATAAATGGCGACGCTATCGAGGCTATAACCGCCATGACCATCACATACATATTTCATTTAGAAAAGATCAAGATAATAATTCAGAGTTTTTCAACATACCACTACTAGGGGGTAGCAATGAATAAGAAAACACTTGCAATAATCAACTCATACGCACGCAGCGCATTTGTTTGTTTAGCGACAGTTTACGTAACAAATCCTTCAGGTTCATTTGATGACATTTGGAAGGCATTTTTAGTTGCTTTTGCAGCACCTTTATTGCGTGCGATTAATCCTGACGATCAGGCATTTGGCTTAGGTAGCAAAGAGTAATGACAGCCCCTGAGTGGGCTGGCTTTGCTGCTGGAATTACCACCACATTAATCGGATTACTTGCTGGCTTTCGCTGGCTAGTAAAAGGTTGGTTAAATGAACTTTTACCAAATGGGGGAAAAAGTCTAAAAGACCAAGTGACACGCCTTGAACAAAGACTGGATGAACTGATAATTGTCATTAGCAGGAAGTAAACTTTCACCATGGCTACAAAACGGAAACCGAGAAAAAAAGTCGCAAGGCAACGCCGTACCACTAAAGAGCCTATATTAGTCAAAATTGACTTTTGGGCGATTGCCGCTAAAGAGGTTTATGATGCTTGCCGTAGGGCTGGCATGGATGAGGGAACTGCACTTGCTTTTGCAATGGACAGATCATCTTATCCTGATTGGATAGTTGACCCTAAAGACCCAATCAAAAATCCTCTTGACGACTTTGATGAGGATGACGATTAGTATAAAAAAGATTGCGTTTATATCAGACCTTCAAGCCCCATTCATTGACGAGCAAAGCGTCAAATTAGTTGGGCGTTTTTTACAAAAATGGAAACCTCACCGCACCATTCAAATTGGTGACGAAATTGATCTACCTCAACTGGGTGGATTTAATGCAGGAACAATAGATGAGATGGTTGGAAACCTAGATGATGACAGAAAGTTTACGCAAGAGGTTTTACAATACCTTGGCGTTACTGACGTTTTAGGCAGCAATCATGGAATCCGACTTTACAGATCAATCAAGAAAAGACTTCCCTCTTTCCTCAACTTACCCGAACTGCAATATGAACGTTTTATGGGGTATGATAAACTCAAGATTAAATTCCACCCCTACGGACTTGATTGGGCGTACGGCTGGACGGCAGTTCATGGAGATTCTTTCCCTCTTAGCCAAGTACCATCACAAACAGCCTTAAATGGGGCTAGGAGACTAGGAAAGAGCGTAGTGTGTGGACACACTCACCGACTCGGGTTATCAGCCTTTACAGAGGCTTCCAGAGGGCAGGTAGGGCGTACTGTATGGGGTTTAGAGGTCGGTAACTTAGTCGATCTAGCCTCAAGCGGCATGGCTTATACGAGAGGCTACGCCAATTGGCAGCAAGGCTTCGCAGTAGCCTACGTGCAAGACCGCAAAGTACAGGTAATTCCTATACCTATTAATAATCATTCGTTTATCTTTGAGGGCAAACTTTACAAATAACGAAATCGTTATACGCCACGCCGGAGTTTTAATTGCCGGCGTCGGTAGCGTGTGTCATCCTTCTCTTATCCAAGTTAACGGACTTGGTGTAACGGAAAGGCTTCAAATGGACAAAATATACAGAGTAAGAATTACTAATTGGAAAGATGGCAAGGACGAGTATTTTTTCCAATATGAATTAGATGCTGAAATGTTTGCTAACAAATACAAACACTTTGGTTATACGCCAATCATGGAAACAATATTTATGCAAGAACTAGGCGTGAGAATTTAATTATGAAAATCACAGCCCTAGATTTTGAACGCCTGACCACCTGCCAAATGGAGTTTGCTGGCAATGATGGTTGGATTGAACAAACAAACCGATTTGATGAGGACATCAATTGGTCACATAAATTCATTTATTGGGTTGATACTTATGTAAGCGCATTAGTAGCAGTCCAATACCTTGCAGATGCAAAGCAGGATTACTCAATATCTTATGATGGTGCAACCGCTGATTGGGTTATTACAACCGATTACTCAGGTTCTTGGATGGTAGCCGTATGAGCCTAAAGGAAGCAGGACTTATGTGGGTATGGTCATTACTTGGAATTTTTGCTTTGATTTGGATTTATGTCGGAATCAAGGCTCAAGCCGAAGCACGTTATTACTGGATTGGTCGTCGGGATGGATGGAATATGCACCGCCGTATGATCGAAAACAAAGTGCAAGTAGATAAGGTGTTTGACTATGAACAGAACTGAGGATTTATTTGACGAGGTAAGGGTCACATTGTCGCAGAGAGGTAGCGTTTATGGTTCAAGCAGAACAAATCACGAAAGAATCTCAGAACTATGGAGTGCCTACCTTGGCGATTACATCTCACCAATGCAGGTCAGTATTTGTATGCTGCTCGTCAAAATCAGTCGTTTATCAGAATCACCTAACCATCTCGATTCAGTTAAGGACGGAATCGGCTACCTTGCAATATACAATCAAATACTTAAGGAATACGATACAGAATATAAAGGTGAAGTAGATGGCATTTAACTTAGACGATTACGAGACAGTAGAGGTGAGACTTGCTCGATTTATTAGCGATTATCCTGATTTCCGTATTGATACTCAACTTGTTGAGGCTTCCGGCACTCGTTTTATTGTCCGTAGCGCAATTTATCGGACATACGCTGACGCAGTTCCTTTCTCGACTGGTTTGGCTTTTGAGGTTATTACGGATAGAGGCGTCAATTCTACGTCTGCGCTTGAAAATGCGGAAACGTCCAGTTTGGGACGCAGCCTTGCTAACGCTGGCTACGCAGCCAAGGGCAAAAGAGCAAGTCAAACCGAGATGGCAAAGGTTATTCAAGGCGAACAAAAGCCTTTAACCTTTAAGGAAAAACTTGATTCTCGGCAATCCGTCAAAGAAACCAATAAGCCGGTTGAGCCGAGAGAACCTGAGCCGGTTTCTTGGGGTATAGGTGATGCTGTCAATGCGATCAATAAAGCCAACCCTAAAGAACCTGAAGCGTGTGAGCATGGTCACATACTTAAGCAGGGCATATCAAAGGGTAAGGGAAAACCTTACTACGGATATGTATGCAAAAAGGGTGTAGATACTCACGCTAAATGGGCTAAACAAACCTCAAATGGGATTTGGTACTTTGAGGAAGGATATGAAAATGGGTGATATGGAAATGATTGATGAACATGGAGTAAAAGCCACGTTCAAAGATGATGGCGTGCATTTGGATATTGTGCCGCTATCCGAGTGCTGCGAAATGTGCAACGACCCACGCATGATTGATATGAACGGCGTCAAAGTGTGTCCATTTTGTAGCAGCATAAATCATATCGATTACCCACATGTCAACCCAGTCTCGTAAACACCGAGGTTACAGAACTCAGCGGGTAGTTGCAGAATACCTCAGGGCTTGGTATCCACATGCCGAGCCTACCGGTGCAGGTCGTCAAGGGAGTGACATCCTAGGCACTCCTTTTGACGTAGAGGTTAAAGCGGTAACAAAATTTAGTCCTTTAGGCTGGATAAAGCAGATAAAAGAGCGTAAATCCGATAAACTTGCCTTCGTAGTATTGCGCTGCAATGGGCAGGGCGAGAAGGTTGAGGATTACGTGGTACTAATTCCAATGAGTGAGTTTATGAAGGTACTACATGACTGAACCAATACGCTGCAAAAAATGTGGTCTTTGGTTAATGGAAGGTATGACCTGTTCTGTATGCGTAAAGATCAATGCCCTGAGTGTTTGAAGTACAACACCAATACCAGTAATTACAATAAAGATTACTTTCATGAATGTAATGATTGCGGTCATGAATGGAGTGAAGGTTATGGTTAAAGAATCAAATGACATTGATTGGGCATATCAAAATGCCCTTAGAGAACAATGGCTCAAAGACAATCCTGATGCAGGTTACATAGGCTGGATGAGCATATGAGCCAAGCCGGTTGGGATGAGACATGGGCGGAAGGAGATGACTTAAGAATAAGTTGTACTTATATGTGGTGTAAATCACATCTCATATAGTGAGACGGAAGGAAAAGTCATGTTTAACCGATTTGACAGGGCGAGTACGCTTCAAGCGTGCGACGCACCTAAGAGTGCGAACGCAAGCCCCGTAAGGGGGCGGCTTGCGAGTTCGCTGCTTGTAGCATTTGGGGTGTGTATTGTCTTAATTGCATTAAGTCTTGGTTCTAAAGAGATTGATTCCGTTAATGCACTACCAAGATACCAACCTATAAGTTACAAAGAATATGCTCAATTACGTATTGAAAGCGTAGTTCAATATAAATGCCTTAGTACGTTATATGGCAAAGAAAGTGCATGGAATGAAAAAGCAGTAGGCAACATAGGTGGTAAACAACAGGTGTACGGAATACCTCAAGGCAAGAGTGAATACTTACGTACTGCCAATGGATATAAGCAGATAGACTGGGGACTGTCATATATCTATGGTAAATATGGTATTGATAAAGATAAATATATCAACGCATGTGCAGCATTAAAACATTGGCAACTTAAAGGATGGCATTGAGTAATCAAGCATTAGGTTCTAAGAAATGGAAAGACATTAGGTTACGTGTGTTAGCACGTGATGGGTATGTGTGTACCTATTGTGGCACACACCTAGAGGGTGGCAATGCAACAGTCGATCACATAACATCACGCAAGGTTGGTGGCGATATATGGGACATGGATAACTTAACTTCAGCCTGTAAACCATGCAATAGCCGTAAAGGAAGTCGTTTTTTTAATAGGGTTTCTACCCCCCCTGTCTCTCAAGACTGTTCTCTCCCTGAGACGCAGATCACACGACCTTTGTCGCCTTTTCAAAAGCCATGACGACCAACACAAAACCGGTTCAAGCCAAGCGCAAGCCGGCTCAACGAGGGGCGGTGAAAAAACCGCTATTAGGCAGCACAAAACCTAGAATTCAAACGCCACCGCTCAAAGGTACGTCTCGAATTGCTGAAGTGGCTAATCTTGCTGAAAAAATTGGTATGCCGTTGCTGCCTTGGCAACATTACGTGCTTGAGGATATGTTGAGCGTAGATTCGAAGGGTAATTTCCAACGCAAGTCAAATTTGTTGTTATGCGCGAGACAAGTGGGCAAAACTCACCTTGCAAGAATGAGAATCTTGGCTGGATTGTTTTTGTTTAACGAAAAGAACATTTTGGCAATGTCCTCAAATCGAAACATGGCATTAGATACATTTAGGCAAGTAGCAAACACAATTGAGGACAATGACTTTCTAAAAGCGCAAGTAAGGCAGATCAGATATGCGAATGGTCAAGAATCAATCACTTTACTCAATGGCGCAAGATATGAGATTGTTGCTGCCACTCGAGATGGTTCTCGAGGTAAGACCGCAGATTTTCTTTACATTGACGAATTGCGTGAAATAAGCGAGGAAGCGTTCAAAGCGGCAGTCCCAACAACTAGGGCAAGACCAAATTCTCAAACTTTGATGACTAGCAACGCCGGTGATGCTTTCTCAACAGTTTTGAACAATATGCGTGAGCGTGCGCTTGATTATCCAAGTAAAACTTTTGGATTTTGGGAGTATTCAGCACCATTGGCTGCAAGACAAGACATTAGAAATAAAAAGTATTGGGCAATGGCTAACCCTGCCCTTGGTTATACGATTACCGAGGAAGCAATTGAGGAATCTATTGCAACTAATTCAATTGAAGCCACTTTGACTGAAACTCTTTGCATGTGGATTGATTCGCAGGTTTCACCTTGGACTTATGGTTCAATCGAAGCCTGTTCAGTATCTGAATTGATCTTGCCAGTCGGTGCAATGACTGTAATGGCGTTTGACGTCAGTCCAAGCAAGAGAACCGGCGCATTAGTGGCTGGTCAGATAATTGATGGCAAAATTGCGGTTGGTGTAATGGAAACCTTTAGTTCTGAGGTTGCAATTGATGAAGTTAAAATGGCTAGTTCAATAAATGAATGGGCTATGAAATATAGACCGGTTCAAATTGCTTACGATAAATACGCAACTGCGTTTATTGCCCAAAAACTTGAGCAGTCGGGTCAAAAGTTAATTGACATATCCGGACAATCGTTTTATCAAGCATGTGGGGAACTTGCTGACAGTCTTTCTAATTTAAGATTAATTCACTCAGGTCAACCTGAATGGGTTTCGTCAATGAATAACGCCGCCGCTAAATACTCAGATGCTTCATGGCGAATCATCCGCAGGAAATCCGCGGGGTGCGTGGCAGCAAGTATTTCAACTGCAATGATTGTTCACATGTTGAGCAAACCCATCTCAGTTCCTAAGATTTATGTCTAAGGTTTGTGATATACTTCACCAATGGGATTTTTTCGAGATTTAGTCGGTTTATCACCTAAAACAAACTTAACAGCGCAATTAGCCCCGCCTGTTGTTGCTGACCCTTTCAATTATTATGCTCAGTTTACTCCGTTCCAATCCGTAGGTAGAGACGAAGCGATTTCTGTACCCGCAGTTATGCGCTGCCGCAATTTAATTGCAACAACAATCGGCGTGATGAATCTGGAAACATATTCAAAGGCAACTAAAGAGGAATTACCAAATTTACCTTGGGTAAATCAATTATCTAAATCAGCACCTAACTCAGTTATTGTCACCGCCTTGATTGATGCACTTTTATTCTACGGCAGCGCATATCTTGAGGTAACTGAAGTTTACCAAGACGATAATCGCCCATCTCGTTTTGATTTTGTAAATAACACTAGAGTTCAAGTGCAATTAAATAAAGAAAACACTTTTGTCGATTTTTATACAGTAGATGGACGTGAAAGACCAATGTCGGGGATTGGCTCACTTGTCACATTCCAATCACCTATTGATGGAATTTTACATGCCGGCGCAAGAATTTTGCGAGCAGCAATTGATTTGGAAAAAGCGGCAGCAAACGCAGCAGCCGTTCCAACTCCTGCCGGTATATTGAAAAATAATGGTGCTGACTTAGGTGATAAGGAAGTTGCCGGATTATTAGCCGCTTGGCGTCGCAGTCGTGCTGAAAGATCAACCGCTTATTTAACTTCAAGTTTAGAATTTCAACCAACTTCGTTTTCACCGAAGGACATGACCTATAACGATAGTTTGCAGTACATGGCAGTTCAGGTGGCAAGACTTTGCAACGTTAATGCCTATTACATAAACGCAGATATCAATTCCTCATTTACATACTCTAACGTCCAAGATGAAAGACGTCAGTTTGTTTCCCTAACTTTGCAACCTTACATAACATGCGTGGAATCTCGTCTTAGCATGGACGACATAACACCGAATACACAATTTGTAGCGTTTGACATGGATTCAGGATTTTTAAGAGCAAACCCACTTGAGCGTCTAGCAGTAATTGAAAAAATGTTAGCACTTGAGTTAATAACAGTTGAACAAGCGAGAGAAATGGAAGAACTAAGCCCAAATGGAAATAATTAATTTTAGCGCAGATTTAGAGGCTTCAGAATCACGTCGTATTATTGCAGGAAAGATTGTGCCGTTTGAAAACGAGATCGGCAATACCTCAGTTGGAAAAGTTATATTCGAGCGAGGTTCAATTAAGATTGATGAACCAAGTAAAGTTAAGTTATTACTTGAGCATGACCCTAAATCTCCAATTGGTAGAATGAAAAATGCAACCGAGGATGATTCAGGAATTTATGCTGAATTTAAGGTTAGTAATACCACTAGGGGTACCGATAGCCTCATCGAGGCAAGCGAATCACTACGTTCCGGCTTGAGTGTTGGAGTGGAAGTTATTAAAGGAAAAAATAGTAACGGAATATACAGAGTTAGTGCTGCGAGACTTATGGAAGTTAGCCTAGTACAGGCTGCCGCTTTCGAAAGTGCCGCCGTCACTTCAGTCGCTGCGTCAAACGCAGAGGCAGAATCAACCGAAACCAAAACAGAAAATGAGGAAATTGTGGAAAACACAAAGCCTGAAACAACTGTTGCGTCCGAGGTAGTAGAGACCCCTGCGGTTGAAGCCTCTCGTCCAACAGTAGCAGCACCAATTTATACAAAGCCACGCATTGAACTATCAAAGGAAAAATTCCTAGAGAACACACTTCGTGCGCAACACTTAAACGACGAGGATGCACGTCAGTACCTTCGTGCAGCAGCAGATACAACTGACAACGCAGGACTTATTCCTACACGTCAATTAACTGAGATAATTAATCCTCTTTCAAATGCTGATCGACCATTTATTGATTCAATTAGTTCAGCAGCACTTCCTGATGCAGGAATGACTTTTGAAATTCCAAAACTTACTCAAGTACCATCTGTTGCATTAACAGCAGAGGGCGCAGCACCATCCGAGCAAGATCAAAATATTTCGTTCTTGAGCGTGAGTGTTGGTAAGTACGCTGGCAGTCAGAAATTTTCTGTAGAATTATTGGACAGGTCTAGCCCTGCGTTCTTTTCAGAGTTAGTTCGCCAAATGGAATTTGCTTATGCCAAGGCAACTGATACAGCAGTAGGTTCTGCAATCATCACCGCAGGAACTGACGGCGGTAACCGCACAATGACAGCAGCAAACATTCAAGACTTTATTTCTGATGCAGCAGTTTCTATTTATTCAGGAACTCTTGGATTTGCTGAAAATATCGTTGTTTCACCTGAGCAATGGGGCGCATTGATGGGATTAGTTGATGGTTCAAATCGTGCAGTATTTGTACAAACTATCAATCCTCAGAACGCTTCAGGAAATCTAACACCAACTAACGTTCGTGGAAACATTGGTGGATTAAATCTACGTGTTTCACGTGCGCTATCCGGAACAGGCGATAATTCAATTATTGTTCTAAATCCAACTTCTTACACATGGTACGAATCAACAAAGTATCGCTTGGAATCTAATTTGATTTCAACTGGACAAATTGAAGTTTCTTACTATGGCTATGGCGCAATTGCTAATAAGGTTGCTGCCGGTGCTTACAAGTGGATGGTTGCATAAACTTTCCTAAATAGGAATCATCTGTAAAGGGGCGTTGGAAGCCTTCGCCCCTTTACTTTAAGAAAGGAAAAACATTGGCGGCAACATGGGTCACCGAAGCGGAACTTCGTTCAGCATTAGGTATTGGCAGTTTATATAGTAGTGCCGTTGTTGAGGAAGTCTGCCAATCTGCTCAAAATATCGTTAGTGATTATTTATGGAAAAATCAAGCATATAATTCTGCGCATTCTCACATTGTTGGTTATGGCACATTATATTTTAATTCACCTCATCAATTTTTTGTCGGTCAAACATTAACTGTAAGCGGTAACGGCGCAACTTTTAACGGAAGTAGAACTGTAACAAGTGCCGACACATATTCAATTACTTTTGTAACTGCACATTCAACAATTGAACCAAAACACCCAACAAATCCATATGGAACAGTAGCCGCTACTGATTATGTTGCCTATGGTAGTGTTCCTGAAGTTAGAGAAAGTGCTTTAATGATTGCAGTTGATATTTGGCAAAGCAGACAGCAGACAGCCAATGGCGGAGTATCTCCTGACTTTCAACCATCACCTTACAAAATGGGCAACACATTAATCGCAAGAGTCAGAGGTTTGTTAGCGAATCATTTATCACCAAATGGTTTGGTTGGCTGATGACTGTCGCCGTTACGACTCTCAGAACAACCCTTGCGACGGCGTTGGAAAACGCTGGGGTATGGCAGGTGTTTTCATATCCACCTGCCTCACCCATAGCAAATTCACTAATTATCCAACCGGATGACCCATATATTGAACCAAGCAACAATATTTATTCAAGCGTTGCGCCAAAAGTAAATTTTCGTTTAGTGATGATTGTTCCAATGCTAGACAATCAAGGTAACTTAAACGGAATTGAGGATTTTGCCGTCGGTGTTTTTAATAAACTGGCAGCAATAACTACCCTCAAAATTAGCGTTGGTAATATATCTGCACCCAATGTTTTATCAGCAAGCGCAGGGGAAATGCTAAGTGCAGATTTAACAATTTCTATAATGACAAGTTGGGGATAAAACATGACCGAAATTTATGACGTTCCTTCAGAGGACAAGGCTTGGCTTGAAAAAGTCGGGCAAATAGCAAAAACAGAAAAGCCTAAACCAATCTCAAAGAAAGATGAGGAATAACCACTATGGCTGTATTTCTAAATAACAAGGTCGGCGTAAAGGTTAATACTGTCGATCTTTCAGATCACGTAACAAGCGTAACCCTAAACAGATCATTTAATGAATTATCTGTAACCGCCATGGGTGATGCCGGTGAAAAATATGTAAAAGGGCTTGAGACTTCGAACGTTTCAATTTCATTTCTCAACGACACCGCTTCAGCAAACGTTCTTGCAACTTTGCAAGCCGCTTGGGGTACTTCAGTAACTGTCGTTCTTTTGCAAGAAAAAGGAACTGCGGTTTCAGCAACTAACCCTCTTTATACAATGACTTGCCTAGTAAATAACACCACCGACATTAACGGCGGAGTTGGCGATCTTGGTACTCAGGATGTAACATGGACTGTTAACGGCGCAATAGCCGTTGCGACAACAGGTACATTCTAAGGAGATTAAATGATTAAACTCAGAGTGACAAAGGCTTCAGGCGACGTATCGGATTTCGATATCAGCCCTGCACTTGAGTACGCATTTGAACAACAATTTAAGACTGGGTTTCATAAGAGATTCAGAGATGAGGAAAGACAATCGGATATCTATTGGCTCGCATGGGAAGCCGAAAGACGTTCCGGAATTACAGTCGTACCATTTGGGGACAAGTATTTAGAAACTCTATCCAAGGTAGAGATTTTGGATGCTGACGCCCCAAATGGGTAATGCGGTATGACACGACGTATTTAATTGCTTTATTAGCAGTTAGAACAGGCATACCGCATAGCGAATATATTAATATGGACAGATCGTTACTTTTAGCAACACTAAACGTTCTAAAAGAGGACGCAAAAAGGATGGAAAATGCCAGTAGAGGTCGCAGGGCTAGATGAGACTTTAGATAGTCTTAAGAACTTTGCCGGTGATCTCTATAAGGACATGCTTGAGGAAATTGACCCTGCAATGCAAAGTATTTCAGATAGAGCAAAGGGCATGGTTCGTGCAAGGATTTCAGGCTTAGATAGCGGCTGGACAAGTCAAGGCAGAGAAGCAAAATCAAGATCAAGTCGCAAGCGTGGCTTTCCTAAATATGACCCTTGGAAAATTAGAAAAGGTTTAGGTTACGACCTAGGCACTACTAAGCGTAATCGATCAGGATTTGTTCAAACATTTATCTTGCAAAACCATTCTGCCGCCGGTGCTATCTATGAAACAGCCGGACGAAAGAACCCTCAAGGGCGTGCAAGTTTTGTAAACATAAGCGGTGATAAAAAAGGTCAAGTGCAAGGATATGAAGGCACTTACCAATCTTTAGGAAAGCGAACACGTAAAACTGGTCAGTATGCAAGCAATAACCCTTTTGCCGGTTATCAGTTTGTGACTGCATTAAACAACCAACAAAAGTTAGTTAGCATTGGCAGAGGTCGTAAAAAAGAGGGACGCTTACTTTACAAAGCATTTTATGACGATCAAGGCAAAGTCCAAGATGCAGTTATGAAAGCAATTGATAAAGCCAAGACTAGATGGTTTCAAAGAGTTTCTAAAGCACAATATAAAACATTTGATAAGGCGGCATAATGGTCAGTTTCTCACCTATAGATATTGCAATCACCTCAACCTACAAAGACAAAGGTGCAAGGCAAGCCCAAAACTCTTTAACTAAATTAAGCAAGAGTGCCAATAAGTTAGCCGGTGCATTTGGTGTTGCCTTCGGTGTTAACCAAGTAATTAAGTTTGCTAAGTCATCCGTTCAAGCCTTTGCCCAAGAGCAAAAATCAGCAAAGTCATTAGCCTTAACTTTAGGCAATCTAGGCATGTCATTTGAAACAATAGGTACGGAAGCCTTCATTCAAAGACTTCAAAAAACTAGAGGCATACTAGATGACGAACTTCGTCCGGCAATGCGCCAATTAGTTTCCACTACTTTAGATGCAAGTCTATCGCAAGACATTCTTTTAACCGCCCTTGATTTATCGGCAGGTGCTGGAATTGATCTTGGTACTTCAGTTGATGCTTTGAGTAAATCATATCTAGGAAATAACAGAGCCTTGGTTGGTTTGAACATTGGTTACAGTACCGCCTCACTTAAGGGCAAGAGTTTTGCGGACGTCCAAGCCGAACTTAATAAACAGTTTGCAGGACAAGGCGAAGCCTCAGCCGCCGGTGCTGCCGGTCAAATGGCAATCTTAGGTGCAAGCATGGACGTTGTTAAAGAGATCGTGGGCGAAGGATTAGTCAACGCTTTTGAGGACTTAAATATAAATGCTGAAAAGACAGGTTCACTTATGGAAACTGTTGCCAAAAAGTCCGTAACGGCTATGAGCATGGTCAGTAAGTTTATCAAAGGCAATCTGCAATTCCTTAACACTCCAGTTAGCGAATTGTTAAGCGATAAGTCAGGCAGCACCTTTGCCTACAAAATGAACTTTGACAAGCCTTTTGACCCAATGAGTTCCAACTTCAATTATGAGGCTTTGAGAGCAGACCAAAAGAAACAGCAAGCGGCAGCCGCTAAAACGGCTAAAGATCGATTAGCAGCCATTAAGAAAGAACAGGCATTGGTCAAGGCTCAACAGCAAC